ATCCACCGTCCAGTGATCCACTGAATGCAATATTCAAAATAGGTAAATCAGTTGGAATAACTTCTTTTACATTAAAAAATGAAGATTTTGAAAGAACTGAAGCTGATTTAATATTACCAGACTTTAGCATCTTGTCTAATAGACTCATATTAGTCTCCTTGTGCTATAGATTTTAACTTTTCTTTATATATTTGTATTCGTTCGACTCGATTAGGCCAATTTATTGTAGACTTTTCTGGATTTTTACATAGATTGTCCAAAAAAGGAACTATAGACTTGTAAATCGAATCGAGTCTATTTTCAAGATCTTCAATTTTTTCTTTATCACTCTGCATGAGTGTTTCGAGTTTTTCTTTTACTTCGTGAACTTCTTCATCAGCAAAGCTAAAACCAAAATCAAAATCTTCTAAACTTTCAGTGCTTTTCACACAGCAATCCTTTCTCGAATTTGGGAAAGGGGCCGAAGCCCCTTTCTTTTAGCCTTTTGCTAGCTGTTTGAAGAGCGCAAGATCTTCGTCATCTTCATCAGATAGCGAACTCTCTGTAGAAGATTTTTCTTCTTTCATGGTAGGCGCCGAAGCTGTCTTACCAAGATTGCTCATGTCTAGATCGTTATCTAGATCATCTTCTGCCTTATCAACAGCACCAGAACGATCGTAATTATCTTCGCTGAGCGCTAGGACACGATACAGCTTTGCTTTTAATTCAGCGTATGGCTTGAAGTTTTTAGCGTCAACAAGCTCATTGAGAGAATGCTCTGACTTCCAAAGTTCTTCAAGCTTACCATCATCTTCGAACAAAGGTTCTGGAGAATCAAACTCTGATTTATCGTAGTTCGGATAACCTTCAAACTGACGAATTTTAAGGCGGAAGTTAGCTCCTTCCCATAGATCAAAAGGATTTACAGGATTTTCATCTTCAAATGAAGGGTTCATCATATCGTTTAGCTTATCGAAGATTTTCTTGCCGAACGAGTAAAGGAAAACCTTTCCATCATTGTCAGGATTGCCACTGTCTTTTACGATGTAGACGTTAGCTACATACTTAAGACGACGCTTTTGCTTACGTGCTTGATCCTTGTCAGATTCATTACCTGTATTCCAAAGTTTAGAATTGAACTCAGAAACTGGGTCATCTTGATTGATTGTAGTAAGAGAGTTTTCGATGTACCAAAGACCAGTTGGACCTTGGAAACCGTGATCCCATACACGAATGAAAGGCATATCTTCTTCGCCTGGAGCTGGCAAGAAGCGAATAATTGCAAAACCGTTGCCCGCTTTATCGCGAGTTGGCTTCCAAAATTTACCTTCGTTGGGGTCTGAGTAGCTCTTGGAACTAATTTGTTCGAGCTGTTTGTTCAGTTTGTCTAGTGAGCCTGAACGATTCTTTTTAAGTGCGGCAAAATCTACCATTTGTAATTCTCCTAATTATATTGCGCTATGTGCGGTTTGTTTTATATTGCGATGTGTAAACAATTGCTTGTTCATACAAGCAATATTATTTATCTCAAAAAAACTTAGTTTTTATGATATTTGAAAACTTTTTTTCATTGATATCTAAGAAAGGATAATATTTCCTTAATAGTTTTATTATATCACGTGATACGAATTTGTCAACTATTTCTTTCTCCCAATAAGAAGAAACTTTAGATATGTTAAATAGAATAGTAAACGTTTCTAGTGATATTTTTCGTTGAAGATATAAAGTCATTAATCTCGGATGCTGCCCATTTGGAACTACGTAATTTGACTTATAATCTTCATCTATTTTATTTAGATCTTGCTGAAATGAATAAGTAAGAGATTCAATTCGCTTTTTCCAATCTAAATAAATTTCTTCGCCCGGTTCATCTACAATATCACGTATCCAAACTTTGGGATTTTTCACTATATTTGCAAGTAGCAAATTATGCGAGTCTTCTTTTTTTGAAAGCTTCTGAAAGAAAAAAGCATCAGATCTTGTTCTAAATGAATCTATCGATGCTCTTACTTTTCCGTTATATTTGTGGTAGTCATAACTTTCAGTTTCAAAATGCCTTTTGAGTGCTAAATAATCTATGTAAGATTTAAAGCCGTCATCTACCGATGAGCTGTGTAATATCATTATTATCTCTTTTCACCATTTTCATCGAAACGGCTTCAGAGCGTATTTTTTCTTTAATAGTAGAAGATTTCTTTACTATCTCTGCAACAGTTTCAATTTCAATATCATTCTCTCTAGCATAATCTACTAGTGCGTCTATGTAAGATACACCATTTGCTAACTTATGAGCAATAGCGTGGTGTATTTTTTCAGGGGTTCTGGTTTTTATCATTTCAACATTCATTTTATCACCCATTGAGTGACTTAACGCTTTGAAACCATTTTTCAACCGATTCGTTAATAGCAGTATCTTCAGAATGTCTTGTAGTTCCACTGAGTACGCCATTGATGTAATACTTAACTACAAACTCGTCATTTTCTTTAATCACATCAGCTTTTAAATTAGCACCTGATGATTCTTTAATTATCGTGTTTATTAGCATTTAAGTCTCCTTTATTCTATTAAAAGTTTTTAACTGCAAAACCAATTCTAGGAGTTGTTAAAAAACTGTCAGCGTCGTCGTAGCTGATAATATAATTATATCCCATTTTTTGATATTTGTCAACAAGATTTTCTTCACCTTGCCAAATTGGAATAACTTCATCATAATCTGGGTCTGGTGATTCTCTTAGGTGCAACTCAATTGGATTATCAGCTATAAATTCTATGTTTATTTTCTTTATTCCGCTATCTGCTATTTCTTTAAAGATGGGGTTTAATTTAAACATTTTATTATCGTATCTTATCCATTTACGAAACATAGACAAATTTTCTTTATCTCTTTCAGCTTTCCAACATGATATTTGTTTCCAGTTTTTATTCCATTCAAAAGATACTGAATATTGAACTCCCTCAAACCATTCACACCAAAGATATCCTGGCGGAGTTTTAGTTGCGTCGTTTGCTTCAATATATATTCTTTGAGCACCAATGCCCATACCAGATATATTCATTAATGGTCTAACTATGTACCATCCAGATTTTGTAGGTGCTACTCCAGATGGTCCACAATAATATCCAAGTTGTTCTGATAGCCAGAGTTTATTAAACCATTTTCTTTGGTCTGGAAATTTTAAGTATGCTTCAGCATCGTCCATTTACACCTCTTCAAAAAGAACGTTATTGATATATCTGTTTTTGTCCTTTTCATTGATACCCATAGCTAATATAGACTTATGTAGATGTGGATTTAATTTTTGCTGTTTACAGTAATAATTCTGATTTTCTTTGTAATCACCGATTGCTTCATATTGACCTAAATTTTCAACATAATACTTAATAAGATCTATACAAACTTCCGAAAGCTGATTTACTTCTTCTTCAGTTCTTATATTGCCAGCGGCTATCATATTTTCAGAAAAAATTGATTGAGCCCATTCGGGTAATTTTCTTGGTTTATTCCAAGATAAATCCTTAACCCTTGTATAATAATAATCCATAAATTGGTGTTTGTCAACCGGAGAATAGTCAAAGAACGAACCTGTTATTTTATTTTGCCCGGCAACGATATCAAAACCTAATATTGGAGCACTCAGATTTGTTTTTGGAAATATGTTTATATGCATCAACCAGAGTTTTTGTGTTTCTCTATTATCAATCGTCTTGAGATGGCATTTTCTTACATGCTCAGATTTCCAATAAGTGTCTTTCCAACCTGGGAAATTTATATCTTCTTGTATTGGATATTGCTCAAAGTTATCATCGAATACACTAGCAATTTCTTCTGACAGATCAATCAGTTTTTTCCATAGTTCCAAGAGTAGACTCCAATTCTATCATAAATTCTGTTACCATGTCGAAACAAACTTTTGCTTCATCTGCTAAACCATCATGCAATTTTTCTCTAAATTTTTCTTTTAGTGCATCAATATCACCTTCGAAGTCGTAGAATTTACCAGAACCAGGAACAAACCGTTTGATAATTTGGCCACCAGATAGATCACCCATATGTCTTACATATACATGTGCAAGCAAACGTTCTGGATCTGAAATACTTTGTATATATTTTACATACTCTGAAGTCGACTTTAAATTACGAATTTGTTCAAATCCAAAATTGCTTTCAAGTTCAGACAGATCACTTGAAAGTTTAAGTGATCTTTTTATCTCTTCAATTCCATCAAATATTCCGCATTTAGCAGCCTCAGTTTCAAGCACATAATACATGGCTGATTGGTTGGACATGAACACATAATATTCATATTCTGTAATTTGCCTTTTAAGCAAACGCTTAATAAATCCAGTTCCTTCAGCTCGCATATGCTGCTGATGAGTAAGTTCTTTCAGATTATTCATGTTTATTTCTCCATTATAGAGTAACTATGCTCGGGCTTTACCAAAATTTTGCTTTTTTAGCAGCTTTTTTAGCAGAATTGCCTGCGCTTTTTCCTGCATTGCTTACACTATCAACAGCTTTAGTAGTTTCTTTAGCTACCGGTTTTGCGGTATCAACTACTGATTTTTGAGCAGGTTTTGTATCAACGCTAACACTTGTATCAACGTCAACTCCAACTAAAAGAGCAACTTTACCGCCCATCCCAACTGTAGCAACTCCATTATCCATGGTTGCTCCACCGCCAACAGTGCCACCTACTTGAGCTCCAGCACTAACGCCAGCAGTTGCGCTTCCGCCATTACCATTACTATCATAAGCGCTCGATGTATTTTCTACACCAACACTTACTCCAGCCACTGCACCTGCTGAACCGCTTGCTCCGTCTTTTCCAACTTGTGCTTCTGCACCTATAGAAGCTTTTGCTTCTGCCGTTGCTGTAGTTTCATTTTTTACAGTAACATCGCCAATTTGTTGACTAACACCGGTGCTAGCTTCTGCACTGACGCCAGCTTCTACTCCAGCTTGTACATGAGCATTGCCATCCACAAAGCCAGCTTCTGCTCCGGTTTTTGCGTGAACTTCTGCACTTGCACCTGTTTCAATGGTTGTATTACCATATGTTGCACTAGTACCAGCTTCAGCACTTGCCCCAGCTTCTGCTGTTGCTGCAACACTCGTATCAGTTACTTCTGTACCAGCTTCAACATGAGCTTCTGCTCCGGCTGATTGTTCATAATTCGTCATCTTTATCATCCTTAGATTTTCTACCAACAACATAACCAGAAATAATTCCTACAATACCTGTTAT